TCCGTCCAGCGCCAGCTTAACGGTTCCGGCCACCGGCTTTGTTATCGTCCGGGTCCACGTTTGCGCACCGGAAATATAGGCCTTTATCAGCTGGAACGCCGAGGTGGTGCCGTCACCAGTGCCAATCGCCTGATCGGTTGCGGCTGGTATTCCAGACGGCAGGCAGGATTTGTAATCGCGCCCCAATCCTTCCAGCGGAAGCCATAAAGCCGCCCGTTACGCGCCTCGAAAAACGCCACCACGGATGCCAGATCATCGGCGCGGCGGATGCCATAGGCGGCATCATAGCGGCGGCGTGAGTTTGCCCAACTGGCGTTGCGTTCCTCGTCGCCCGAGGCCAGTTCGACAATCTGGGTGCGCCGCTCAGGGCCGCCGCGCGCACCCCGGCTGATATTGTCGGGAAAGCGGATTTCATGGAACGCCATCAAGATTTATCCTTGTTCATGCTTCTTTTCCGAAAACCGGTCCCCACTTTTCGGGAAGCCCTCACATGCCCCTCCGGCCCATGGCGACGGCGCGGGCAATGTCGGCCGAGACCTGGGTGCGCGATTGCCGGAAGCTTTCGGCATCGCGGGTCTGGATATTGATGGTGATGTTTTGCGAACCGCCTTTGCCGTATTGCGCCGCCTCGCGCCGGTTCAATACCCGCTCACCCTTTTGCAGGATGGCAGGAACCTCGTCAGGCCGCAGCCCCGCCCAAGTGGGAGCGCCCACTGCGCCACCTGCATGCATGCGGGGCGCACCAGCAAAGGCCATGGCCGGCACCATCCGGTGGGAACGCCCACTGCGATATGGCGCGGCCCCGCCAACCATGCCTCCCGCATGCAGAACCGGTGCAAAAATACTGCCGAGATTGCCAAGCGCCCCCGAAAGAGCATTGGCGAGTGGTCCGAGAATGAATTTTCGTGCCGACAGCTTGGCCATGTCGGCCAGCAGCGATGTCACCAGCGACCGGAAATCCAGCTTGCCGGTTTTGACGAACTCGCCGATGGCGTTCTCGGCGCTGGTAAAGGCTCCGACCAGCGCGTCGCCGATGCCTTTGCCCACGTCGGCAGCCTTGGTGGCGTAATCCGTGAGGGAACCCGCCGCCATTTCCCATGCTGATTTGGCAACCTCGGCGGCTGCACGCGCGGCCCCGCCGGCACCGGTGACCGCCTGTGCCAGGGCTTCGGCGGCCGTGGTGGTTCCGGCAAGGCCGCTTTCGCCTTCCTCGGCACTCGACTTCATGGCATCACGCAACGCCTGCATCGAGGTAAGCGGGGCTGTGGCTGCCTGCGCCATTTCGCGGGAGGAATTGACCAGACCGTCGGCGGCATTCCTTGCCTCCTCGGCGGTGGCGGCCATTTCATAGTAGGCGGACCCCGCTATGATTGCCGCATTACCGACGGCCAGCATGGCGCTGTCCATGCCCGGGATATTGGCAATCCCCCGCGTCATGGCGTGCAAAAAGTCTGTCCAGGTTTTCTGGATGTTGGCCGGCATCGTCAGCCACCCCGCCTTGATCCGCGCCCAGACGGAGGACAGCGCCGCGCCGAGGGATTTGCCGCCGAGCTTGATGCGCTCCCAGACCTCGATGGCCACATCCTTGAGCAGGCGCATGGCCTCGCCAAACCCGCCCGCGCCTTTGACGAGGCGGCCAAACCAGTAGATCAGCTCTCCCGCCCCAATGATCAACGCGCCAATGCCGGTGCGGATCAGGGCGCCACGCAGGGCGATGAGGGAAATAGACACACCTTTGATCCCCAAGGCCGCACTGGCCAGCGAAATCAGCAACCTGCCACCCAGCACCGCAGCGAATGTGGCGGCAATGGTCGCTATCTCGCCGATATGGTTGAACAGGCCTTTGATGGCGCGCCCGAGCGGGCCGGTGACCTTGCCGATGGCCGCCATGGCGTTGGCGATCGCTTCCAGTGCCGGAGCCGCTGCCACCGCCAGCTGGTTGGCGATGCCACGCCAGAGCAATCCCATGCGGGACAAGGCATCATTGGTGCGCTGGATTTGCGCGGCGCCGCTTTCCGACACCGCCACCCCGAAATCCTGCACATCCTTTGTCGCCTGGCGCAGGGTGGCGCTGTCAATGCGGGTGAAGATCAGCCCCGCGCGGGCACCAAAGATTTGCGAGGCGATGGCCGCCTGTTGCGCAGACGGGATGAACTTGGCAATTGCATCCTGAATCTTGATCATTTTCTGATCGATCGGCAGCTTGGACAGGTCATTGGCCGAAAGATGCAGCGCCTTGAGCGCCTTGACTGCTGGCCCTGTCCCCTGCGCCGCCTGACTGAGGCTCTTGGTCATCATGATCGTCGCCTGCTCGACCTCGCCTTGCGACACGCCCGCCAGATCAGCGGCACGGGTAAGGATCTGCAAGCTTGAGGTCGTGGTGCGCAAACTTGCCGCCAGCTTGGCCTGCTCATCGATGGTTTTGAGGCTGGACCTTACCATGGCAACCCCTGCCGCCACAGCCGCTGCTGCCATGATCCCGGCGGCGATCTTGGCGCGACGGGCAAAGCGGGCCAGACGTGCATTGGCGATTTCCATCTCGCGCGACGCCTTACCAAAACCGCGTTTGCCAGCGTCGCCAATACCTTCAAACTCGGCTTTGACCTGCTTGCCGCCAACGGCCGCAAGGCGGACGGAAACCCGTTTTTCAGCCATGATCCTGTTTCCTGTGTTTTTGCTTCGAGCACCCCAACAAGGTGCTTGCGCTATGTATCATTATATGATACATATGCTTGCATGATAATAAGCATCAAGGGCAAGTTGGCCGCCAGCGCGATGAGTGACCGATACGGCAAAGGCTTTCCTGCCATTCTGGTGAAGCGAACGCGCGCCATGTTTTCTGCACTGGATGCGGCAACGGTTCTTGAAGATCTACGGTTTCCACCCGGAAACCGCCTCGAGGAACTGAAAGGTGACAGGGCGGGCCAGCATTCGGTTCGCATTAACGGCCAGTGGCGCATCTGCTTCACATGGACTGATCAAGGACCGGCAGACGTTGAAATTATGGACTACCATTGAAAGGGCAACATATGACAATTTTGAAAAACCCTTCTCATCCGGGCGAGGTGCTCAAAGAGCTTTACCTCGATCCTCTGNNNTGGGCTCGATAGCTCTGGCTAAACGCCTGAATGTCCCGCGCACCCGTATCGAGCGGCTGGTGAAAGGCGAGACCTCCCTGACGGCAGACACGGCGATGCGGCTGGCGACATTCTTTGGCAATACGCCCGAGTTCTGGATGAACCTGCAGCGCGCCTATGATCTTGCGAAAGCGCGTGCCAGTGTTGATGTCTCAGATATCATCCCCCTCGAGGCCGCCTGATTTCATCTGTTCGTTGAGTTTGCGCACCATCACCGCTTCGATGGTGGGGAGAATCTCGGCAGCAGCGACCCGGCAGACACCCAGTGCGGATGCCAGCCCCAGCGCCGCGCCCATGTCCCAGCCGATCACGCCACCGCTCGGGGTGACGCGCAATTGCCCACCAAGGCGCGCAACCAGATCCCAGACCTGCCAGCCCTCACGGGTTTGCGGTTGGTTCAGGATTCGCGGGCAGTCTTTGCAGGTTGCTGTGTTGGCCTCGCGGGGCTCGCAGCCCTCGCAGTATCCGTCGCCCCCGCCGAAGACCCACTCGGCAAGGGCGCAGAGACGTTTTTTTCCTGATCCAGCACCAGACCCTTGGCAACGTATTTGGTTTGGAACGCCTCGAACAACGGCCAGACATCGAGCAGGGCGTCGATCCCTTCGGGACTAACAGGGATGGTGTTGCCGTCAGAGTCCCCGACACCTTCCCAATCCAGCACCGCATTGCGGGCCAGAGCCTTGGCGAAGACCAGCGCGCTGGCCTCGTCGCTCGTGCCCTCATCCAGAGCGGCAACAGCCGGATCATTGCGCGAGGCCACCATCATCGCGGTGGTCAGCGGTTGCAGATGCAGGCGAACGCCGTGGCCAAGGTCCAGCCATGCGGGTTCGTTTGATAGATCGAGACGGATCATATTGTTCCTCAGTAAGTTGCAATGTCGTTGACAAGGGTGATTGTGCACATCTGCCCGGCGGTAGCGTCGAAGGCTGCCTGCCAGTCAAAGCTGGCCTGCACCCCCTGCGGCCCCTGGATTTCAATGCGGGGGCGCGGCAGATAAACGGCATGGGCGGTGAAGGTCAGGCTTTCTCCCGAACCGAGGCTGTAGGCGAATTCCAGTTCTGCCGGTGTGCCGTTCATCGCCTGGGTCATCAGCACCTGATCGGCGAAACGCACATCCATCTTGCCGGTCAGCGCGGCAATGGACGGATCGGCCCCGTCGATGCGCCCGTCCGAGCGGATGGTTTCGATGCGGTCGAGGTTGTTGGCGTATTGAATGTCGGCGGAGACGATATTACCGAGAGCCGTGTCATTGCGCTTGATCGACCCGTTGAAATGGCCGAACCGGCGCAGGGTCCAGCCGGTCGGTGTTCCTGCGGCCGATGATGTGGCAATCGCCTCACCCTGTGCGATCAGCTTGGCGGTTGCGGTGAGCAATCCCGAACGCTGCATTTGCCAAGAAAGCTGGTCGAGCACGCAACCGGAATACATCGCATGGCGCGGCACCTCGGGCATGGCAGTTTCGATCGAGATGCTCGGCAGGGTCCAACTGCCCGAGGTGAATACATGGGTATAGGGCCCGGTGCCGGTGGTGACCGGATCCCCGAACGCCGCTTTCAGCCAGAAGCCGAACGCCTCGGCATCGATCGGCACCACCACATCGCCGTCGGCCGTCACCGCATCCTTGATCGGGGCCAGCGGATCGCGGCCATAACCCAGCAATTCCGATCCCAGCAACGGTTGCTCTGCCCCCAACGAGGTGCTGGCGAAGGCATCTGCATGTATCCGCTCAGCGGTGGGGTGCCATAACTCGTTTCGAACGCAGCCGCCATCAGCGACCGCGCGCCTTGTGCGCGTGCCATACTGTATTCCTTTGTTTGGTGTGGGGGTCATCCCACGGGGATCAGCCCAGCGGGTCGGCCGTGGTGTAGGTCAAAATGACGGGCACGATAGTGGCTTTCAGCGCCTCCGCCCCTTCAACCGGCAGTTCGACCGGCTGTGGGGCTTCGGCCTCGACCCAATCACAGAGGCCTCCAAGGGTGCGGTCGGCGGTCAGTGCGATGCTGATGGCCTGCACGAGGGTGTCAAACACCTCCGCCCGCGCCGCTGGCGTTTTACCTTGCACGATCACCTCGATCTCGGCCTTGTGCTCGTAATAATAGCTGAGGGGCGACAGCGTCACCTCCGGCGTGCCGGGATCTCCGTCGCGCAGGATCAGCAGGCCGCCTGTCGGGATACGCTCCGGCAGGATCACGCCGCGCAGCACGGTGGCGCCGGGCACGCTTTGCAGCGCCGCAAGCAGGGCGGAGAGGATGGTTTCTCGGGGTGTGGACATAACGAAACTCATGATTTGTTGTTCAGAATTTCCATACATCAGGTTGCAAAATCGAAAGGTGCCTA